GATTTCAGCCACTTGACCCGGTTTGCACGCTGGACTACACTCTTCGCGGGACCGTGCGTCTCAAAAAACTGTTAACAAAGCCGCCTCTCAGGCGGCTTTTTCATTGGGAAAATCATGCAACAAATCACAATCACCGTCGGCGACGACGGCAGTATGACTGTCGAAACAAGCGAGGGTGGAGAGCCGTATCAATGCCAAAGCGCCGATGAGTGCTTGCAGTACGTCGGCATGATCCTCAAGGAAGAATCGGGCGAAGGCCCACAAGAGCAATCCGCTGAAGGGCCAGAGAACTATGGCCAGATGTGGGAGCAAGAAGCGGCCAGCCGCAAACCCCAACCGGGCCTGATGGCCTAACTCAAGGAGCTATCCATGCAAAGCTATTCAAACCCAGAATCCCGTAACACCATGCGTGCGGCGGGCAACCCGATGAAAACCGGCGCAGCTATCGGCGGCGGTGGCAATCAAACACAAGGCGCTGGCCAAATCCCTGGCAAAGTGTCCGTGCCCATGCCTGGCACCGATACGACCCAGCCCGCGTACAAGTCTCAAGCAGGCAAGATGAAGGCCCCCATGGGCTTTAACAACGGCCTGATCACCGGCAAAATCTAATGGCCAAGCCCGGCTTGTACTCCAACATCCAGGCAAAACGTGCCAGGATCGCAGCGGGCTCCGGCGAGCGCATGCGCAAGCCGGGTGCCAAGGGTGCGCCAAGCAAGGCCGACTTTGAGGAGTCGGCCAAGACTGCCAAGACCGGCATCATTCGCAAGGCCATGAAGTGAAGAGCCCAGCGTGGCAACGATCCGAAGGGAAGAACCCCGAGGGTGGCCTCAATGCGAAGGGCCGAGCCAGCGCAAAGGCTGAGGGCATGAACCTCAAAGCCCCGGTGAAGTCCGGCGACAATCCACGTCGTGCGAGCTTCCTGGCCAGGATGGGCAACATGCCTGGTCCTGAGCGCAAAGACGGCAAGCCTACCCGGCTGCTGTTGAGCTTGCAGGCTTGGGGCGCTTCATCCAAGGCAGACGCCAAGGCTAAGGCCAAGGGGATCAGCGCACGCAACGGCATCATTCGCAAAGCAATGAAGGATTGACATGGACAAGCCAATCGTTAAACAGTATCAGTTCGACAAGGTGCAAACCAAAGACGGGCAAACAAAATACCTGATCGACGGGAGCGAAGTCGCGCCTGATGCCTGGCAGCGTCTGAAGGATAAAACCAATCAGCTCATGGACGACAGCATGGCTGACATGGACGCTGAGAGCGATGCAGTATTCGGCGACATGGGCGATATGAAGGCCAAGGCGCAAGGCGTCTTGCGGAAAGCGATGAGCAAATAATGGGACGGAAAACCGGAGCAACTCGATTGGCTGAGCTGGCAGGCGCACCGCCCAGGCTCGCGTCCGTCGAGGACCTCGAGGCTGCTGGCCCTACGCCTTCACACAGGCACGCCAAGCAAACCTCGAGCAAGAAGCCTATGGGCATCAACCTCAAGGCTGTGGCCGAGGCCCTGCGCGAGGCTGGCATGGACCCGGCTGTCGAGATGATCAACATCTTGCAGCGCCAGGTGCCAGTGCGCGATGCCAACGGCAAACCGCGTGTTGATCCTGAAACCAAAAAGCCAATGATGGTGGACGCCATCGACGCAGACACCAAACTGCGCGTGCTCAACGAGATGCTGCAATACACGCAGCCCAAGCTCAAGTCTGTCGAGATGAAAGTCTCCGGCAACCTGGAGCTCACGTCTGAGCAGCTCGATGATCGATTGGCCATGTACTTATCCAGGGCTGCACGCAAATGAAGATTGACGACCTCGACCTCTCGAAACTTGATCTGTCAAAGCTCAATCACGCAGAGAAGCTCGAAGTCTATGAGCTGCTGCGCATCAAAGACATACGCGCCAAGCGCAATCGCTTGGCAGCCTACAAGCCATACAACAAACAGGTCGACTTCCACACAGCTGGCGCATCGTTCCGTGAGCGTTTGTTCATGGCCGGTAACCAGCTTGGCAAGACATGGGCTGGCGCATTCGAGACGGCAATGCACTTGACTGGCCGCTACCCTGACTGGTGGAAAGGCACCCGCTACCCTTACGCGATCCGCGCAATGGTCGGGTCCGAATCAGCTGAACTGACACGCAAAGGCGTGCAGCGTTTGCTGCTTGGCCCGCCTGAAGTGCGCGACGAATGGGGCACTGGATCAATTCCATACGACTGCATCCGCGACACCAGCATGAAGCAAGGCGTGCCGGACGCAGTGTCCAGCATCGTTGTGCGTCACGACTGTGGCGAGGATTCGGTCATTCAGTTCAACTCATACGACCAGGGCCGCACCAAGTGGCAGGCCGACACGGTCCACTGGGTATGGTTCGATGAGGAGCCACCGCTAGGGGTTTACTCTGAGGGCCTGACCCGCACTCAGGCTGTCGGCGGTCAGGTGTGCGTGACCTTCACGCCTTTGCTGGGTATGTCCGAGGTGGTCAAACGGTTCTTGATCGAGAAGCCCGCAGGCACCAACGTCACCAACATGACGATCAACGATGCCGAGCACTACACCGAAGAGCAGCGCGACGCCATCATCAACGCATACCCTGAGCACGAGCGCGAAGCACGGGCCAAGGGTATTCCCATCCTGGGCAGTGGCCGCGTGTTCCCGGTTGCCGAGGACGCTATCAAGGTTCGGTCGTTCCCGATCCCACCGCATTGGCCGCGCATCGTCGGCCTGGACTTTGGCTGGGGTCACCCGACAGCTGCTGTGTGGATGGCGTGGGACCGAGACAGCGACACGATCTACGTGACTGACTGCTACCGCATGAAGGAAGCCAGCGTGGCTATCCACGCTTCGTCTATTCGCACGCGGGGCGACTGGGTGCCAGTGGCCTGGCCGCATGACGGCTTGCAGCACGACAAGGGTTCAGGCGAACAGCTGGCCAAGCAGTACAAGGACCTGGGCGTCAACATGCTGGCCGATCGCGCTACATTTGAGGATGGCGGCAACGGCTTGGAGGCCGGTGTCGCTGAGATGCTGACGCGCATGCAGACCATGCGCTTGCGAGTGTTCTCCCACCTGGAAGAGTGGTTCGAGGAGTTCCGCCTGTTCCACCGCAAAGACGGCGTGATCGTCAAGCTCAACGATGACTTGCTGTCAGCCACCAGGTACGGCATGATGATGCGTCGCAAAGCCAAGACGCAAGAAGAGTCAGAGACCCGCATGCGCGGCAACCGCATCCCCAACATCACGCCGTTTGGCGTGTTCGATCCTGTGACTGGATACTGACATGCCGAAATTTGACCCGGAAGGTTCGGACTACGATTACGATACCGCCAAACAAGGCGGCCTTGGCCCGACCGGCACTGGCGAAAACCAAGGCCATTGGGGCTCGGTCACCCGTGCCAGCAAACAAGATCGCCAACGACACGGCCTGCCTGCCGAGAGCTACATTGTTCTCAAAGGCAAAGGCCATGAAACGTGGAGCAAGGCAGAGGAAGCCGAACGGGCGCGAGGCGCTGCGATTATCAAGCTAGGTGACCGCTACTTTTCGGTGCCCGAGAAGTGGGCTGCCGAGAAAAGCATGTGGGATGAAGAGGCCGCTAAGCGTTTAACAGAGGATCGGAGATAACCATGCAACAACCCTACAACATGATGCAGCCGCCGCAAAAAGACATGTCGCCTGCCCAGGCCAACGTGACCGCGATGAACCAGACCGCTGCACGCAACACGGCCATGCAAGGTGCCAAGTCTCAGAACGCACCAACCATGGTGTCGGGCAAAGAGGTCATGCAGCGGCCACCCACATTGCAGCCAACCCAAAGTAGCCAAGTAGGTGGCCAGGCAATCAAGACCGGCGTCAACCCCGAGAATCGCAACATCAAACAAACCACGGGCACGGGCATCATCGCTGCCCAGATGAACCGCCCAGCCTGATAGGACCAACACATGCAACCCCAACAAATCGATGTAGAAGTGGACGTTGTCGATCCCCAAATGGAGATGGAGCGCACGCAGGAACGTCTGCAAGCGTTTGGCCAATCGCTCTCATCCCAGCGAGACGAATGGATTCGCGCCCGCTACAGCTATGGGGTCGACAAGCGTTGGCTCGAAGACGAGGACCAATACAACGCCAAGGACAACATCAACAAGGCAGCCAGCCAAATGATGACCAGCGTTGAGCAGGGCTACCCGGTCACCACACAGAACGCTAAGCCTCACCGCTCGACCGTCTACATTGGCTTGACCAGACAGAAAACCAATGCAGCCGAGGCACGCATATCCGACATTCTGTTGCCCACCGACGACCGCAACTGGGGCATCAAGCCCACGCCGAAACCCACGCTCATGGCTATGAGCCGCGACACCCAGATGGCCGGTGACAAAGAGACTGGCCAACCGTTGCTGAACCCAGATACTGGCGAGCCCTTGGCCATGCGCGACATTGCCCGTGCGGCCATGAAGACTGCACGCGAGAAGTCAGACGCCATGCAGCTGGAGATCGAGGACCAGCTGGTCGAGTGCGACTACAACGGCGAGTTGCGCAAAGTGATTCACAACTCGGCACGCCTGGGCACCGGCGTGATCAAGGGCCCGATCGTCACCAACCGCACGCGCAAAGCCTGGCAGCCATACAAGGACATGCAGGGCAATACCATCCATCAGCTGGACATCGTGACCGAAGTGACCCCTGCGTCGTTCAGCATTGACCCGCGCAACGTCTGGCCAGACCCGGGCTGCGGCGACTCGATCCACAACGGCAAAGGCGTTTACGAGCGCGAGCAGATGACCAGCCGCCAAGTGCGTGACCTGGCCAAGCAGCCAGGGTTTATGAAGGAACAGCTTCGCAAGGTGCTGGAAGAGGGCCCGAAGAAGTCGGCCACCTTCCAGGAACTGAAGGACGACGACCAGCGCGACATTGCACGAGATGTGTACGAGATGTGGAGCTACTGGGGCGAAGTCGATCACGAAGACCTCGAGGCAGCAGGCATCAAGCTAGGCCAGAAGGACGAGCTCCGCGCGGTCAGCGCATGCGTCGTGATGATCAACAGCACGATCGTTAAAGCGTTCCTTAACCCGTTGGAAGGTGGCGACCTGCCATACGACTTCTACGTCTGGGAGCGAGTGTCTGACAGCGTGTGGGGTTATGGTATTCCCTACCTCATGCGTGCACAGCAGAAGGTCCTCAACGCAGCATGGCGTCAGATGATGGACAACGCCGGTGTATCCAGCGGGCCACAGATCATCGTCAAGGCCGGAGCCATCCAGCCAGCAGACAAGCAGTGGCAGATCAGCGCACGCAAGATATGGTTTGCTACCGATGAGGTGGACGACGTGCGCAAGGCATTCACCGCAGTGGAATTCAACAGCCACCAGGTCGAGCTGTCAGGCATCATCAAGATGGCTATGGAGCTGGCCGACATGGAGACCGGCGTGCCGGTCATCATGCAGGGCGAGAAGGGTGCAGCACCTGACACTGTTGGCGGCATGCAGATGCTGATGAACAGCGCCAACGTGGTGTTGCGCCGCTTGGTCAAACAGTTCGATGACATGGTCACGCGCCCGCACATCCGCCGTTACTACGACTACAACATGATGTACAACGAGGACGAAGAGATCAAGGGCGACTTCAGCATCGACGCCCGGGGGTCATCTGCCCTGCTGATCCGAGACATCCAAAACCAGGCGTTCTTGAACCTGCTGGCCGCTGGAGCGAACCCGGTGTACGGCGTGTACCTGGATACCCAGAAGCTATTCGAGAAGGCCCTACAGGCCCAGCACATCGATCCCAAGGACGTGTTTAAGTCCGAGGACGAGCTGGAGAAAATCAAAGAGCAGCAGAAGAACCCGCCGGAAACACCGCCCGATCCAGCCATGGCCGTGGCCCAGTTGCGTGGCCAGATCGAGATGGAGAAGGCCAAGGCTCAGAACGCGGGCGACATGGCCGAGTTGCAGGTACGCCAAGGCATCGCCCAGCAAGAAGGCGAAATACGCATGGCCGAGATGCAGCTCACGCGCGAGATCGAGATGCTGAAGATGGCCAACACCCAGAACCTCACACTCGAACAGATCAAGGCCAAGCTGGCCGACACGGCAATGCGCGAGCGCGGCAAGAAAGAGCTGTATGCGGCAGAAGCGAATTTGAAAATGACCACTGGTCAAGGCATCTAAACCTGAAAGGAAATTATCATGGCATCAATCAGCGCAACCGTTAGCCGCGACACGGCTCCCGGCGCAATCATCGTCACATGGGCATTAGGCATTGCGGACAGCGGGCTGCCGTACCAGCTCAGCTCAGCATCGGACCTAACGTGCCACACCTTTGGCACGTTTGGTGGAGCCACCATCACTTGGCAGGGATCAAGCGACGGCACCAATTGGCACCCCATGACGGCAAAGAGCGGCACGGCCAACATGGCCTACACCACCGCTGCCAACCACTCACCCAACGAGATGCCCCCGTTCATCCGTGCAATCTCCGCAGGCGGCACAGGCACTGCGATCACCGCGTCTTTGTGCATCTATCCACGTTGGTCCAAGAACCAATTTTGATGACTTGCGCACCACCCCCTGCCTGGCATAGAATCCGGGCAGGGACCTTGCGTCCAAAAATTACATAGCCAGGCAATGACCTGGCTTTTTTGATGGCATGAACGAATACACCTCTGATACCTGGCACAAACTGCGTAAGTGGGCTGAAACAGAGCTCGAACGCGCACGCGTGCGAAACGACGCCGTGGGTCTCTCCGAACACGACACGGCTGCGCTTAGGGGTGAGATCAGGATGCTCAAACGATTTCTCGACTTGCCGCAAGCGGCAACTCGGGGTGTAGTGGTTGAGCCGGACTGAAAGTCCCGCACAACCTGTCTGAGTGACCGCCTTCGGGCGGTCTTTTTATTGGAGAGCGAAAAGTGGAACAACAACTATCCGAAGAGGAAACGCAGAAACTCTGGAACGAAGAAGCCGCAAAACTTGAAGCCAGTGAGCCATCACCCGCATTCGAGACCCAAGGCGTTGCGCCGGTAGACCCGCCGCAAGACCCTCAACCCCAGGACCCTGCGCCAGTTAAAGGACAAGAAGCTGATCCGCTGGCAGGACTTCCAGAACCAGTGAAGCAGGCCCTGGCCCGCATCACAGAACTGGAGACAGCCAACTCTCAACTGCTGCACCACGTAAAGACTGCCGAGGGTCGCGTGGCCGCGATGCAGCGTGAATTCCAGCAGGCACGTCAGGCGCAACAATCCGTTGCACCACAAGACGCGCCTACGCAGGGAGACATTGCTGCCGCCGCCAAGAACCCCGAGAAGTGGGAGCAGCTCAAGCAGGATTTCCCGGAATGGGCCGGGGCGATGGAGGAATACGTTGGGGCCAAGCTCAACGGTATGCAGAGCGGTGTTCAGGCCAACCAGGTCGTTGAATACGTACAAGCTCAGCAGGCCGAGCTTAGAACTCAAATGCAAGCCGCCATTGAAGAGGCCCGTGTCGAAGGCAAGTACGAAGACTGGCGCGAAACAATTAACACGTCTGACTTTGCACAATGGTTCGCCATTCAGCCAACCGAGGTGAGAGCCTTGGCCGACAGCCCGCACGGCAGGGACGCGATCAAGATGTTGGACATGTTCAACAACGTGAGAACGAAACCCGCTTCGGAAATCAGGCAAGAGCGAGGAGCACGTCTCGCCGCAGCCGCGACGACCCGACCTGGCCAGACACCGCCGCCCAAGACATTGGACGACTTGTCTCCAGAAGAACTTTGGAACTACGAGGCCAAGAAGCGCGAAGAACAAAAAGCGCGTCAAGGCTACTGAAAACTTTTTAAAGGAACCACATCATGGCTATTCAAAATTACGGCACAGTTGCATCACGGAACTTGATCCGTGCCGCACAAGGCATGCTGGAACACGCCCAACCCATCACCGTCTTGGGCGACTTCGGTACTCAGCGCGAAATGCCGCAGAACTCGACAGACACTTTGGTGTTCCGTCGTACTCTGCCTTTCGGCGCATCTACAGCAGGCACCACAATCGAGAACTCCACTCGTTATGTTGGTACTCCTGACATCACCGCATCCAACTTCGTGTTGGCTGAAGGCGTGACTCCTAACTCCAACACCATCACGTTCCAGGACGTGTCCGTTCAGCTCCAGCAGTACGGTGTGTTGTTCAAGTACAGCTCTAAGACTGAGCAGTTGTACGAAGACGACATCCCCGGCGAGATGGTCAAGCTGACTGGCGAGACCTTGGCCGAGGTGATGGAATTGGTTCGCTACGGCGTGTTGAAGGCTGGCTCTACTGTGATCTACGCAAACGGCTCTAGCCGCTCTTCGATCAACACAGCGATCAGCTTGAATGCAATTCGTAAAGCTGCCCGTACCTTGGAATCAAACCGTTGCCGCCGCGTCACCAGCCGTTTGGCTCCTGGCGTGAACTTCGGTACACGCGCTGTGCAACCTGCCTATGTGGTGTTTTGCCACACAGACGCAGTGAGCGACATTCGTAACCTGCCAGGCTTCACCCGCGTGGAAGAGTACGGTTCATTCAAGCCTATTCACGACCGTGAAGTTGGTGCCTGTGAAGACTTCCGCTTCATCAGCTCTCCGCTGTTGAAGTCCTTCTTGGCTGCCGGTGCTTCCATTGGTTCAAGCGGCATGTTGTCTGTTGGCGCTGCCAACGTCGACGTGTATCCCTTCATCGTTATCGGTGAAGACGCATGGGGCCAAGTCGCATTGAAGGGCATGTCTGCCATCAAGCCTGTGGTGTTGAAAGCATCTCAGACCAACCACGCTAACCCATTGGGCCAATTCGGCTACGTGGGCGCTTCGACCTGGTTTGCTACCGTGCGTTTGAACGACGCCTGGATGGCCCGTATCGAAGCCGGTGTGACCGCTCTGTAATGATCAGGGGTGCTGGTTAATCCAGCGCCCCGTCTAACCAAAGGAACACACCATGAGTAATCGAGCTTATTACAGCCTCTTAAACGACGGGCGATTAACCGGTAACGTAATTGGCGCGGTGCTTGCCACCGAACCTCTTGCAGTTACAGGCGCAACCCTGACTTGCAGCCGCGATGTCCACGGCGGTCGTACTATCGCAATCAATGCAGCCGCAGGTTGTGCAGTCACGCTGCCAA